GTTTAATATTGATGTTGAAACAAATCAATTTAGTGTCGGAGAAACAGTAAGCACAGGTGATAAAGTTGGAACTGTTGTTGCATGGAATGAGAATAATAAGTATCTTAAGGTTCTATCAAATGATACTTTTGACGTTGGTGAATCTATAAATGGAGCATCTTCAAAATCAATTGCAATAATCGAACAAACAACTAAATTTAGTTCTGTATTTAATATAGATTCTGACTCTGAATTTAGAAGTGGTTTCCGTAAAGAAACTGGTAAATTAAATACAGAATTACAAAAACTAGCTGATAATGATTATTATCAAACATTCTCTTATTCATTAGAGAGTCCGATTGCGTATGATACATGGAGAGATCCAGTCAATAGTCTTGGACACGTTGTTGGATTTAAAAACTTTGCAGATGTAACCATAGTATCAACTGCATCAACTGATGATAAAAATCGAAGAAATGCCAGTGTTAGTGTATCAGATTCTCCTGTTGTAGTTGTTGCTGATTTAGTAAGTCAGAATGAATCAATACACATGAATTATGACTTTGATCTTGTCACTGAAAATTCTAAAAATATTGCTGGTGTATTTGCATCTGATGAAATTAATTTTGGTAATCGAATCTTAACTGATTACATTGAATCAAGAACAAATAGAGCAATTACAATTGATAGTGTAAGTTCTCAGTTCAATGATTTACCTCGTGCAACTGCTTTCTCTGATGTATTTGATTTTAACATTAATGAAGTTGATGGAGTTAAATTTTATGTTTTACTCTTTGATACTAGATTTTCAGGTGAAAAAGAAATCATTCAGGTAAACTTACTTCATGATGGTTCTCTTGGTTATATGATGCCTTTTGGTCGTGTTGAAACTGCGATTGATCTTGGGGAATTTGACTTTAACATATCAGGAGTCACAGGTAATTTAAGATTCGTTCCAGCAAAATCTAAATTTAATAACTATGCGTTAAGATTATTTGCTGTAGAAACATTTAAGAATACACAAACTGGCATTAGCACCTTATCACTTGGAACAGGATATGACATCATTTCTACCTCATCTGGTATTGGATCTACAGATCCATCTCCTGTACAGGTTGTTGGATTTGGATCAACTGCAATTACAACCAGTAAGTTACTTGTACAAACACAAGAGTTGGGTGGTGATCAAAGAACTCAAATAAATGAATTAGTTGTTTTAAATGATAGTGAAGAGGTATATCTTTTAGACTATGCCCAGATGATTAATGAAAACACATCTCCAACAAACTCTCCAAATATAGGTCTCGGAACATTTGGTGCGGATGTAAGATCTGGCATTACAAGTGTTTACTTCACACCTGTAACTGGTATTGGAGTTACTATGAGAGTTCATCAAGTGGCCATTGGTGGAACTGCAACTGGAATCGGAAGTACAACTATATCACTTACTGAGGTATTAACTACAACAACAAATATTGCAGCAACAGGAACTCCACAACCAACAAGAATTAGTGGAATTAATTCAAACACATACACAGCTTTTGATGCGTTGATTGAAATACATGATACGACAAATGATAAATACGCTGTTACTCAAGTAACTGCAATTCACGATACCACTACTCCTTACTTTATAGAGTTTGGTTATATGGACAACTTCTCCACCAATGTTACCAGTTTCTCTGGTATTGGAACTGTTGGTGTTGGATATTCATCTGCAACTGGTGGTGATATTGAGCTTCGTTTAACTCCTCCAGCAAACACTGCAATCACAACTAAAGTATTCCAATACAACTTTAATGAATCTGGAACTGGTGGTGTTGGTTTAGTTACATTTACAGATTCTAGATTGAAATCTGCTGAGGGATCATACACTGGAACTGAAAATGATGTTAAGTTCTCGTTCAACATAAAACATACTGGTGATGCGATCTTCCATAAAACATTTGACTCATCTGATGTTGCTGTTATTGATGTAACAAGTAATACACTAGTTATTGATAATCACTTCTTCCAAACTGGTGAAGAATTGACATATACACCAACTGGTGCTGGTACAACCATGAGTATCGGAATTGCAGCAACTTCAATCAGTGGTATTGGTGTTACTACTAAATTACCATCTTCAGTTTTTGCAGTCAAGATTGCAGAGAATAAACTTAAACTTGCTAGAACTGCAGCCGAGGCACTTCAAAATGTTCCAAAAGTTCTAGACATCACTGCTGTTGGAGTAGGAACAACTCATTCATTAACTGCAAAGAATCTTAATTCAAAAGTCTTAGTTACTCTTGATAATAATATTCAAAGTCCAGTTATACAATCACCAATTAATACAAAACTATCATTTGACGCTGCCGTCGAAACTGACTTTATTACGTTAACAGGTATATCATCATTCTTCTCAGGTGATGTGATTAAAGTTAATGATGAGTTTATGAAGATTGACACAGTGGGTATTGGATCTACAAATCAATTACTTGTGAAGAGAGGTCAACTTAATTCTGCATTAGCAGATCATAGTGCTGGTGATACAGTCACTAAGTTCTTAGGTAACTATCAAATTGTTAGAGACACCATTAACTTCACCGATGCACCAAAAGGTGAAAAAGGCCCATCTGGACTTACTACAACTTCTACCTTTGTTGGTCGTGTATTCACACACACTGGCATTCCTGACGGATCTCAAGAAACTTATTCTAACAATTTTGTGTTTGATACAGTTGAAGATCAGTTTACAGGTATATCGACTAATTTTATTCTTAAATCAAGTGGTCAAAATGTAACTGGATTTGCGACAAATACTGGTGTGATTCTTTTGAATGAAATATTCCAAAATCCAAATGATGACTATAATATTGTTGAAACTGCTGGTATTACATCTGTAAGTTTCACAGGTGTCGGAGTAACAAATAATTATGACGTAAATGTATCATCAGTTCCTAGAGGTGGCGTAATTGTATCAGTTGGTGAGAGTGAGTCCTTTGGCTATCAACCATTAGTTGCAGCTGGTGGAACTGCAATTGTATCTGCTGCTGGTACAATTGAGTCTGTATCAATTGGAAATAGTGGATCTGGTTATCGAGTTGGATTGCAAACAAACATTCTTGTGAGAGCTCGTGGAAATTCTGGTATTGTTACCATCGGTAAGGCGAATGTAACCGCTGGTTTAGTTACATCTGTGACTATCACAAGTGGTGGATCAGGATTCAGTTCTGCAACTCCCCCAACTCTTGAATTTGAAAAACCACTCAATTATGAAAATATTAAATTAATTGGTAGTTCTACAGGTATTGGTGCTTCAGTGTCAGTTCGTGTTGGTGCTGCAACAAGTATGATTAGTTTTAACATCACAAACTTTGGATATAATTATAAGATTGGTGATGTCCTAACAGTAGAAAGAGGTGGTCAGGCTGGTATTCCCACTGATGCATCAGCTGGATCTTCATTTAAATTATTCAACTTAACTGTCCTAGATACATTTAATGATAGTTTTGCTGGATTTACATTTGGTGAGTTAGAAAAATTAAATACATTTGAAGATTTGTTTGATGGAAATAGAAAGAATTTCCCAATAACAAAAACAATTGGTGCAGCTGAAACTCCAATTACTTTGAGAGCTGCAAAAGGATCTCCAATTAAAGTTGAAGATAACTGTTTAATTTTCTTAAATGATGTTCTTCAAGTTCCTTTTGAAAGTTACGTCTTTAACGGTGGATCTCAAGTTACATTTTCTGAAGCACCAAAGGCTGATGATAAGTTAAGAATTTATTATTATCGTGGATCTGATAATGATGTTGTTGATGTTGATATTTTAGAAACAGTTAAAACTGGTGATAATTTAACGATTAACAAGTATCCTGATATTGGATTAGATGACGTGTTCCAACAGGAACCAAGAACAGTTACAGGTATCACCACTTCAGATACGGTTACAACTAACACTTATATTGATGCTGGAATTTCAACAGATGGAACTGTTCAAAGACCAGTAACTTGGAGAAAACAAACAGCAGATGTGATTGTTAATAACATCGGAATAGGTAAAGATAGAACTGAATTGGAAGCTGGTATTCGTCCGACTGCATATATAATCAAAAATGTATCTGCTGGATCGACTGAAATATTTGTAGATACAGCTGGGCCTCTGTTTGATGAAACAGATGATATTGCAGAGGTACGTCAAAGTGTGTTAATAGTTGATAAAACTATAAAAACAGGAGTTGCAGCAACAGCGATTGTTTCTGGAACTGGTGGAATATCAACAGTTTCAATATCTGATGGTGGATCAGGATATACTTTTGCACCACATGTTTCGATTGGAATTACAGCTGGTATTGGAACAGTTCATGCTGGCATTGGAACTACAACAACAAACGCAACAGCTGTTGCAACTGTGTCTGGTGTTGGAACAATATCTGCAATAACTATCACAAACGCTGGTGCTGGATATACAAATATAAATCCACCGTTAGTAATGGTTGAAAGAGAGGTCGCTAATCAAGATAAGTTATCAAGTATTAAATATGATGGTGATTTTGGAGAGATAGTTGGAATTGGAACATCAACGGTAGCTGGAATCGGAACAGCATTACAATTTGATTTATTCATACCAAAGGACTCAGTTCTTCGTGATACATCAGTTGTATCGAATGCAATAACTGTGAGTGGTATTCAATCGGGATATTACTTTACTGTATTTGATAGTAACGTAGGAAGTGGTTTAACATCATATGAAAATGCGGTTGGAACTTCTCCAGTTGGAATCGGCACATCCTTTATAGATAATATATACAAAGTACATAGTGCTAAAAACATAACTGGTGATGCATATGGCATCGGATCAACCGTTGGTATCAATACAACCCTAAGAAGAGTAACTGTTAGTGTTAGTTCAACTGAAGGGATTGGTATCGGAAGTGGATTCGTTGGTAGATTCTCTTGGGGTCGTTTACATGACTTTGTTAAGAATGGCACTGGTGCGTTTACTGCTATTAATGATGATGGTGTTACAGGTATTCTCACAGGGCCTGTGATCATTAGAACTAGGGATTTAAAAGAATCCTATAACTAACATAAATAAAAACAAAAAGTCTTTGATAAAATGTCAGCAATTATAACTGATCAACTG